GCAGACATGTCCGAAAAAGAGTTACTTAAAAAGTACGTAGAACAGGCACTAATTAAATATTTTAATAACAAACTAAAAACAAAAAAATGCGAAGAAGGAACTATCGACGCTCATCTCGAAAGGGCGGTTATGGCAAACGACGTAAAGTAAGCCGCAGCTACTATGTATCACGTGGCGGAATTAGACTATAACAAATGGGGGTTAGTCACCCCCAATTAACAAATTATTTTAAAATCAAACAAAAATTAAAAAAATGGGAAAAAATCTATTTAATTCCATTAAGTTACAAAGACCAAAAAAGAATGTCTTTGACCTCACACATGATGTGAAATTATCAGCAGATATGGGCAATTTAACCCCTATCTTAACATTAGAATGTGTACCCGGTGACAAATTTGAATTAGGCTGTGAATCTTTAATAAGATTTGCACCAATGATTGCTCCCGTTATGCACAGAATGGATGTAAGCATGCATTATTTCTTTGTTCCAAATCGTATATTATGGGATAATTGGGAAAAGTTTATTACGGATGCAAATAGTGGATTATCATTACCTTACATGAATTCAAACAATTTTGCTGAATCAGAATCAGCAAACAATGGTACATGTAGACTAACAATGGATTATTTAGGAGTTCCACCACCACCAGATGGAGGTACTGTAACACCAATTTCAGCATTACCTTTTGCTGCATATCAGTGTATTTATAACGAATATTATAGAGACCAAAATTTAATTGCCCCTGTCAATTATAAATTAACAGACGGAAGTAACGTACCTTCATGGCCTCGTTTTAGAGAATTAACGTCATTACGTAAAAGAGCTTGGGAGCATGATTATTTTACTGCTTCATTACCTTTTGCACAAAAAGGTGCTGCTGTAGATATCCCATTAGGTGAATTATCACAAAATGTAAATGTATTTACAAATACTCCTGCCGGAACAACTTTAACAGGTAGTACAAATCAAAGTGTATCATACGATGACCCTGAATTAGGACCACAATCACCTAACCAACTTTATGCAAATACAAAAGGTTTAGAAATAGAACCTACTACAATTAATGATTTACGTAGAGCTTTCAGATTACAGGAATGGTTAGAGAAAAACGCTCGTGGTGGTACTCGTTATATTGAAAATATCTTAACACATTTTGGTGTTAGGTCATCAGATAAAAGATTACAAAGACCAGAGTATATTACTGGAGTTAAATCACCAGTTATTGTAAGTGAAATTGTAAACACAACAGGACAAGTAACACAACCCGGTGAAGAAAACTCAGGTTTACCACAGGGCAATATGGCAGGTCATGGTATGTCAGTAAGTTCAGGTCGTTCAGGTAGTTATTATTGTGAAGAACATGGATACATCATTGGAATAATGTCTGTTATGCCTAAAACTGCATATCAACAGGGTATACCAAGAACTTTCCAAAAGTTTGATACTTTAGATTATTTCTGGCCTTCTTTTGCACATATTGGTGAACAAGAAGTATTAAAACAAGAAATTTATGCCTATACCCCAACAGGTGGAGATACATTTGGTTATGTACCAAGATATGCAGAATACAAATATATGCCTTCTAGAGTAGCCGGTGAATTCAGAAATGATTTAAACTATTGGCATTTAGGACGTATATTTCAAGAAGACCCTGAATTAAACGAAGTATTTGTAGAGTGTGACCCTACTAAACGAATATTTGCAGTTAATGACCCAGGTACACAATCATTATATTGTCATGTATTAAATAAAATTAAGGCTATTAGACCTATGCCAAAATTTGGTACACCAACATTTTAACAATGAGTTCTAGATGTATAACACCCTTTTACAAAAAAGAACCTATTAGAGGTGAATACATGCCATTACCTTGTGGAAAATGCCCCCCATGTAAAAAACGTCGAACATCAGGTTGGTCGTTTAGATTAGTTAAAGAAGGAGAGCGGAGTAATTCCGCTCTCTTTATTACATTAACTTATGATACTGAACACGTACCAATTACTAAAAATGGCTTCATGAACTTAGATTTACAAGATTTACAAAAATTTTTTAAACGATTAAGAAAACGAACTAATGAAAAAATTAAATATTATGCAGTTGGGGAATATGGAAGTAAAAAAAAGCGACCACATTATCATATCATTCTTTTTAACGCTAATAAAGAACATATTCTCGATTCTTGGATTATTAATAATAAGCCTATTGGTTCTTGTTATATTGGCGATGTTAGTGCTGCCTCTATCGGTTATACGTTAAAATATATGTGTAAAGAATCTAAAATACCATCACATCAAAATGATGATAGAAAAAAGGAATTTGCTGTTATGTCAAAAGGATTAGGCAAAAATTATTTAACAAATCAAATGTTAAAATGGCATAAAAACGATTTATTGAATCGTATGTATGTACCTATTGAAAATGGTAAAAAAATTGCAATGCCACGATATTATAAGGACAAAATCTATTCAGAACAGGAAAAAGATAAAATAAATGAACACATGGTTAAAATTGGTGAAGAAGAAGATGAAAAATTGTTACAATTTTATGGTTCAGAATATGAAAAAGATAGAGTTCAAATGGAACAAGCTTTAAGAGCTTTCAAGAAAATGTATAAAGATTCAGAAAAACAAAGAAAACAAAATTATGAAAATTAGAAACACATTGAATTACAATTCAAAAGAAGAAAAATACGAAACAAACGGTCAACCTAGTATGACTGTACCAGACCAAACAATGTCAATCAGAGAATTAATACGTAGATATGCAAGTGGTTTACCACTTGGAGGAAGTAAAGAACCTATTTACGAAGGAGAAGACGGAGACGGAATTGACCCCCGTACACTCGATTTAGCTGAAAGGCAAGAACTAGAAATATATGCTCGTCAAGAACTTGCTGAAATCGAAGAACGTTTAAAGAGCAAAAAAGTAGAAAAATCAGCTGCAAAGCTGACAAAACAGGATATTCAAGATATCCAAAGTCAAGATGTTACAACACTTGACTAACAGAGTAAAACGGCTGTGCGAACTTGTTCGCATGGCTGTTTTAATCAAGACAAGCGTAGCGCGTCAGTAATAAGCACTAATACTCTTGATATATTAGTGCTTATTGACACCAAAGATGTATATTTGGAAAGTGAATAAGGACAAGGAGGTACGACGCGAACGATTGAACAAAACAAAAAAATACATATTGTGTCAAAAAACAAAAAAAAGCGAATATTATGAGTATATGGAGTAGCCTAGCCACTTGGGCAAAAAGTGGCGCCCCATCAAGTAGTTCAGTATTAAATACTGGACTTACAATGTTAACAAATTACCAAAACAGGCAAAATGCATTAAAAGACCAACAAAGGTTGAATTTATATAATTCACCTCAACAACAAATGCAAAGATTTAAGGAGGCCGGACTTAATCCTAACCTTATATACAAACAACAAAATTTAGGAGAACCAGTACGAAGTACTGATTTTGTAGCTCCTAAAATTGATGAAACCCAGTTAGATGTATTAGGAAAATCAACTAATATTACAAATCGCAATTTAGAACAACGTAGTTTAATGTTGAGAAATGATAACCAACAACTACAAAATGAGATTTTAGAATTACAAAAAAATGATTTAGCTGATAAATATTTTTATCAAAATGAAGCTGCAAAAGCTGCAAGAGATAATGCTTTTGAAGGTGTAAACCTTAAAAGACAAGAAAGAAGCCAAAAAGATATTACAAATCCTTTAGAAGTAGATAGATTAAGAAAGCAAAATCAATATATTGATGAACAAATTAGAGCCTTAGCAAGAAATACTGATTTTCAACAATTAACTTCAGAAACACAAAAAAAGATTGCTGAACAAACTTATTTAAATTTAGTATCTACTGGAGAAAGTATAAAAACTAATACAGGTTTAAATATGTTTAAACAAAAAATGAATGAATCATTAGATAAATTAAATTTAGGTTCTGGAGTAGCACAGGATATAATCAAAATTTTAATATCTAAATTATTACCATAATGAGATTATATACACAAGACCAAATATTAAGGTTAATAAAATTATATAACACAGCAGACATGTCCGAAAAAGAGTTACTTAAAAAGTACGTAGAACAGGCACTAATTAAATATTTTAATAACAAACTAAAAACAAAAAAATGCGAAGAAGGAACTATCGACGCTCATCTCGAAAGGGCGG